AGGAAAGCAGCATTAGAAGATAAGTTACGTGAACTTAATCATTCAGAGCTTATAAAAAATTAATTATGAAAAAATTATTGAATTTCAAAAACATCGCTATTGTAGCATTGATTATTTATTGTTTACTACAATGGTTTAATCCAGGTGGTGTAATGCCAGGTGGAAGAACTATCAGAATTGATGGTAAAAAGTATGAAGTTATCAAACACGAAATCGATACGGTTGATGTGATTAAAACAAAAGTGGTAACTAAGAAGGGTGATGATATCTATCACGAAACAATCGTTGAAAAAGAAGTATTAATTCCTGCAGTTGTAGATACCGCAGCATTATTAAAAGATTACTATTCAAAAGTATTATATAAAGATGTATTGGTATTGCCAGATTCATTAGGAACTGTGGCTGTAACCGATACAATTTCACAAAACAAAATCTTAGGTAGAACTTTCAATGCAAATGTTAAGCAAAGAACTATCAAAGAAACTATGATTGTTAAAGAGCCAGCTAGAAACCAAGTTTACTATGGTTTAACAGGTGGATTCAATAAAGCAGATGTTGTTTCTTCAATAGGAGCAGGATTAATGTTGAAAACTAAAAAAGATAAAATATATCAATTTACTTTAGGTGTAAATAATAGAATTGTAGATGGTACTACCGGTGGATTATCACCATATGTTGGATTCGGTACTTATTGGAAGATTAAAGTAAAAAAATAAATGAGTAATCAGGTTCAGCAAAATACTAAGAATTTAAAGCAGATTATTGCTGAAGAGTATAGAAAGTGTGCGTTAGACCCAATATACTTTATGAAGAAGTATTGTGTCATTCAACATCCCACACGTGGTAAAATTCCATTTCATCTATATCCATTTCAGGAAAATTGTTTAGATGAATTCAAAGATAATAGATTTAACATCATTCTTAAATCCCGCCAATTAGGTTTATCAACCCTATCGGCGGGCTTTATACTTTGGAAGATGTTATTCAACCAAGACTTTAATGCGTTGGTTATTGCAACTAAAGTAACTGTTGCAAAAAACTTAGTAGAGAAGGTAAGGGTTATGCACGATTTATTACCTATTTGGTTAAGAGATGGTTCAACGGCAGCAGCTGAAGATAACAAACTATCGCTTAAATTAAAAAATGGTTCTCAAGTAAAAGCAATCGCATCTTCTCCAGATGCAGGACGTTCGGAAGCCCTATCACTATTGGTAGTGGATGAGGCGGCATTCATTAGAGATATCGATGAAATTTGGTTATCGGCACAATCAACTCTATCAACGGGTGGTAGTGCTATTATTCTTTCTACACCAAATGGTGTGGGTAACTTCTTTCATAAGACTTGGGTAGCAGGTGAAGCAGGGCAAAATGGTTTCAATTGTATTAACTTACATTGGACTGTACACCCTGAAAGAAATCAAAGTTGGAGAGATGAACAAACTCGAATTTTGGGAGTTAAAGGAGCAGCACAAGAATGTGATTGTGACTTCATTGGTTCGGGTGATACCGTAATCGACCCGGCACTATTAACGTGGTATAAAGAAACATATGTAATGGAGCCCGTAGAAAAAAGAGGATTCGATGGAAACCTTTGGATATGGGAACATCCTAATTACAACAGGCAATATATGATATCTGCCGACGTGGCGAGAGGAGATGGTTCGGATTATTCCACATGCCAAATTATTGATATCGAAGATTCATCGCAAGTTGGGGAATATAAAGGTAAAATTGATACAAAAGATTTTGGTAACTTTTTAACTGCATTAGCAACCGAATATAATAACGCATTATTAGTAATTGAAAATGCTAACGTTGGTTGGGCATGTATTCAGCAAGTAATCAATAGAGGGTATCCGAATTTATTCTATATGAGTAACGATTTACAGTATGTAGATACTGAAAGACAGATGAGTAACAAATATTATAGAGAAGAAAGAAGTATGGTAGCAGGATTTTCTACTACATCTAAAACTCGTCCTCTTATTATATCCGCATTAGACAATTATATAAAGGATAAAGATATCTTAATTCGTTCTAGTAGATTAATTGATGAGTTATTTACTTTTATATGGCATGGTGGTAGAGCTGAAGCAATGAAAGGATATAATGATGACCTTACGATGTCATTGGCAATAGGGTTATGGGTAAGAAATACAGCGTTAAGATTAAGACAAGAAGGTATTGATTTGACAAAGAGTATGTTGAACTCAACTACTATACAAAATGATACAGGAGTGTACGCTTCAAACTGGCAACAACAACGTAATCCATATGAAATGGACTTGGGTAGAGGGCAAACTGAAAACTTAACTTGGTTACTTCGATAATTTTTATATATTTATATGTTGAAACTATAAAATAGATTAAAATGATAAAATTAGGCGGACTTATAGACTTACATCCATTAAAAGAAATGGATAATCCTTGTTGGAAAGGATATGAAATGGTAGGTACAAAGAATAAGGATGGTAAAGAAGTACCAAACTGTGTACCAATCAACGAAGCAGATGAAAATGAACCAACTGAATATGATGTAGAGAACGGAGAGGATATGAAAGAATTCGTTCAGTTTATGAGAGAATATACTCAATATTTAGCAGAAGCAAATTGTAATTGTGTATATGAAGCCGAATATCAAGGTAGAAAAGTACAATTAGGTAAACCAATGCAGGGTGATGTAAAGAAATTTAAAGTTTACGTTAAAAATGGTGAGGGAAATGTAGTGAAAGTAAACTTTGGTGACCCTAATATGAGAATTAAAAAATCTAATCCTGATAGAAGAAGAAGTTTCAGAGCTAGACACAATTGCGATACACCCGGTCCGAGATGGAAAGCGAGATATTGGAGTTGTAGAAAATGGTAATTTATTTGTTAATATCAAATAATTTCCATATCTTTAAAACAAACTATAAAATAACAAATGGCAGATAAAACATTTTTCGGTAGGTTACAAAAATTATTTTCAACCAAAACCATCGTTCGTAAAACATCTAAGGGTGTAAAGGTAATAGACACCGATGAGTATCAGAGTTTATCAACAAACTTAGTAGATAGATACACTCGTATGCGTACTCCGCAATATAGTGGTGGATTGATAGAATCAGCGATGGCTTATCAGCAAGTTCGTATAGATTTATTCAGAGATTACGATGGTATGGATAACGACCCAATCATTGCATCAGCATTAGATATATACTCCGATGAAGCGACTGTAAAAAATGAATTAGGCGATGTATTAAAAATTAATTGTGCTAATGAGAATACAAAAGAAATATTGCACAACTTATTCTATGATATTCTTAATGTAGAATTCAATTTATGGCCTTGGACAAGAAACTTAGTTAAATATGGTGATTTCTTTTTACAATTAGAAATTTCACCCGAATTGGGTATTGTAAACGTAATGCCAATGTCTGTTTACGAAACATCGAGAGTAGAAGGATTCGATGACCAAAACCCACAAAGAGTTAAATTCGTATATTCACCATTCCAAAATCCAAACAGCGCCTTATCAATGGCATCTGCAAAAAAAGAATATGAAAACTATGAAGTAGCACACTTCCGTTTATATTCTGATTCAAATTTTTTACCATATGGTAAATCTATGGTAGAAGGTGGTAGAAGAGTTTGGAAACAATTAATGTTAATGGAAGATGCGATGTTAATCCATCGTATTATGAGAGCACCTGAAAAGAGAATCTTTAAGGTAGATGTTGGTAATATTCCACCAACCGAAGTTGATAACTACATGCAGAAAATTATCAACTCATCTAAGAAAGTTCCATTCTTAGACCCACAAACGGGAGAGTATAACTTAAAATATAACGTTCAAAACTTAATCGAAGATTACTATATGCCGGTTCGTGGTAGCGATAATGGTACATCTATCGATACATTGAAAGGATTGGAATATAATATGATTGAAGATATCAATTACTTAAAAGGTAAATTGATGGCAGCATTGAAGATTCCAAAAATCTATTTAGGATATGAAGAAGATGTTAGTGGTAAAGCTACATTAGCTGGACAGGATGTTCGTTTTGCAAAAACAATCGAAAGAATCCAAAAGGTATTAGTATCAGAATTAACTAAGATTGCAATTGTACACTTATATGCACAGGGGTTAGATGCCGCTGATGATTTAGATTTCTCATTAGAGTTAACTACACCATCTAAAATATATGAGCAAGAAAAAGTTGAATTATATACATCTAAAATAGCATTAATTACACAAATGCAACAAACCAAAATGTTCTCTAAAAAATGGATGTACGATGCTATTATGAATATGAATCCTGAAGAGCAAGATGAGTTAACAGTTGATGTAATAGAGGATACTAAACAAATGTTCCGTTTAACATCAATTGAAACGCAAGGTGTTGACCCGGCAAAAGAAACAGGAACAGAAGAACCAACTAATGTAGAAGAAGAAATTCAAAAAATAAAAGAAGAATTAGAGGAAGAAGGCAAAGTTGGTAGACCAAAAGACCCGGTTAGATATGGTAAGGATGACCATCATTTAGGAAGAGACCCATTGGGTATTAAGAGTTTAAAGCAAAAAACTCAAAGAGAATCCAAAGAAATATTTAAAGATATGTTGGGTAACAAAAAAACTATTTTGATGGAAGATTTGGATAAAAAGTAATAATCCATAACAAAAGTATATTTATATCAGAGAAATTATATAATTAATGAAAAATATTAAGCATTCTAAATTTAAAAACACGGGGTTCATCTTTGAATTATTGGTTAGACAAATTACATCTGAAATTATGTCTGGCAAACCAAATTCAAAAGCGGAGAAGATATTAAAAGAATATTTTTCTGCTAAAAAAGAACTTTCAAAAGAATTAAAACTATATCAATATTTGATTAACGAAAAATATAATTCGGAATCAAAAGCAGAAAAGTTTGTTGAAACTGTATGTGAAGCACGTAAAAGATTAGACGAGCAAAAACTTACAAAAGAAAAATATAATCTCATTAAAGAAATTAAAGAATCTTATAATATAGATGATTTTACTAAATCTCCTATTTCAAATTATAAGAACTTAGCATCGATTTATAAAATTTTTGAAGCAAGCATTACTAAAGAATCATTTGAACCAAAAGATATCGTTAATTCAAAATTTACAATCGTTGAAAATATGATTAACTCATCGATTGAAAATAAAGATAAAAAAGTAAACGATAGAGTTTTAGAAGAATATAGAAAGCAAGATGAAGAAGTTAGAATGCTATCATATAAAATGTTAGTAGAGAACTTTAACAAAAAATACAATAATCTATCAGCAGGTCAAAAAAACTTATTAAAGGAATATATTAATAACATTAATAATACCGGTAAGTTAAAAGAATATGTTAACGAAGAAGTTAACAAATTATCCGAAGGATTAAAAGAAGTGGGCTCTAAAGTTTCAGATAAAGTAACTAAAATTAAATTAGCAGAAACGATTTCCAATATCAAAAAAATCAAATCGGTTAAAAAATTAAGAGAATCTCATTTATCGGCATTGATGATGAGTTATGAATTATTGAAAGAATTAAAAGATAGTTTAAACAAATAAAATTATGAGTACAAATTATAGAGCATATAAAGTATCACAAGTATCCGGTTCTGTTGCATTTGGAGAATATTCACAACATCCAAAAACTTGGGCTATTATGAAGGGTGAATCAAATTGTAGTGGAAGTATATTATTAGAAGGGGGAGGGAGTATAAATTTAGCTTCATTGGATAATCACCAAATATTTCCTTGCTATCCAAAATATTTGACTATATCAGCAGGTTCAGTATTAATTTTAGAATAAACTAATTAGAAATGCCAGCAGTATCTAAAGCACAACAAAGATTTATGGGTATGGTGCATGCCGCTGATAAGGGAGAAACTCCTGCATCACCGGAAGTTGCGAAGGTAGCAAAATCTATGGATGATAAAGATGCTAAAGATTTTGCATCAACAAAGCATGATGGTTTGCCTGAAAAAATAAAAGAAATAGTATTAGCTGAATTACGTTCAGTTAGAGCTATTCAAACCGACTACGCAAAAGTATTGGATGCTATGGAAAAGCATTTATCGGCATACAAACAATCCAAAGGAACTCCATCCGAAAAACAACACATTCAGCAATTAAAAACATTAACCGCACAAAAGAAAAAATTAGCAGCAGAATTGGATGCTAAAGTTAGTGGTATGTATAAAGATGCTGAATTAAAGGTTGATGAAATGAATACGACCGGAAATGTTGATGGATATGGTACTCCATTTGCATTTGGTAAGGGTGAGGATGAAAAAGCTAAAGGAAAAAGACAAGCCGATTTGACTGGCTATTCGGTAGTTAAAGAAAATCGTTGGTTAGAATTAAAAAGAGATGAATCAACTGCACAATCTAAAATAGGAAAAGGTATTTCTAATATCAATAAACAATTAGCAGAAATGGAAAGATTTCTCAATTGGTATGGAAAAATTAAGAATGAAAGTGGTGTAGATAATAAAAGTTATTGGAAAAGAACAAATAGTCATATTTATAGTATAAAGGAAAGACTATTAAAATTAGACCAAAAAATTAGACAAATTTCAGAATAATGAAAATATCTCAATTAAAAGAGCTTGTTAGACAAGTAGTAAAGGAAGAAAACGATTATCAACAATTATTCAAACATATGTTGGATAAGACTGGTAAGGATATCAATTCAATGGGCGATGATGAAAAGAAGAAATTCTTCAACGCCGTAGATACTGCTTACAAAGCAAAATCAGAAGGAAAATTGAGAGGATATAATGAGGCTGAATTAACAGCTGGCCAAAAGAAGATTGATACCGATGGTGATGGTGAGATTGAAGGTTCAGACTTAGCAGCATTGAGAGCCAAAAATGAAGGGGCTCAAAAAAAAAAGTAGTTAATGAAAGTGTAGTTGAAGGAATACTTGCAACTATAACATTAGCGATATTGGGTAAAGTAGTTATCTATTTTATTTATGAATTAGCTAAAAAAGTAGGTAACTACATAAATGGTAACAACGAATACAAAAAAGCTGTTACTAAAATATTAGAATCAATATCTAATAATAGACAAGCTACAAACGATATAGCTAAATTATTAGATAGCAACGATGGAATAAATAACGGAGTTGCCGATAGAATTGTGAAATTAGGATATGTACAAACTCAAATTACAAAAACGAGTGATAGTACAAATGGTGAGTTGGATGAAACTGAATTAAAAAATCATTTAAAAACTGCGTTAATAAAAGCGTGGGAAGATAAAGGATTGACTGATAAAGCGGCTGATAAAGTAAAAAAAGATATAAGATAAATGAATAAAGGATTATTAATAGAAACTCATTTGTTCGAAGCTAAGCTCGTAGAGCAAGATAATGGGACATATTTGGTGAAAGGAATTTTACAAAGAGCAGGTGCTCCCAATCAAAATCATAGAAGATATCCTAAAGAAATATTGGAGAGAGAGTGTAAAAAATATGAACAACTTATCAAAGAGCGTAGAGCATTGGGTGAATTAGACCATCCGGACTCTCCTGTTATTAATCTTAAAAACGTTTCTCATAATATCAGAGAAATTGGTTGGGATGGTGATGATGTTGTTGGTGTAGTAGAAATTCTTTCAACTCCATCTGGAAATATCCTTAGAGAATTATTAAAAAATAATATTCGTTTGGGTATTAGTAGTAGAGGACTAGGTTCGGTAAAAGAACTAAGTGATGGTACTTTAATGGTTCAGGAAGACTTCGAATTAGTTGGATGGGATTTTGTATCAAACCCTTCTACACATGGGGCATTTATGGCACCAATGAACGAATCAAAGCAATGGGCAAAGGTTGCAGAAGAATGTGGAAAGTTCTGCAAAGCACAAGATTTAATGAGAGAAATCATAATAGAATTAAACTAATATAAAATGGCAAAGTTAGTAAACTTAATACCAATTACATCGATGGCAAATGAATCGGTAAGTGATGGGGATTTAAAAAAAGTAAAAGATATCTTAGCACAAATAGAAAAGTTAAGAGTAGCATCCAACGCTGGTAAAATTACCGCTCAACAATTCATCGATAAATTTGTACCATTACAAAAGCAATTAAAAAGTATAAAAATGGAATCAATGCATGAATCATTGGATGATATGGATGCAACGTTACCGGCGCAAGTTGAAAGATTCTTAGATAGAGCAGTTGGCGCAATTAAAGGATATAATTTATCAAAGAAAAAAGAACAATTGATAATTGCAAAAATTATTGATGCATTGAATTTGGATAGAGCACAATTAATGCAAGCTATTCAAAAAATTAAGAAAAACGATATTCTAAAGAAATAGTATATGTTAAAGTTAAAAGACCTTCTAAATGAGCAAGAGGAGTTTCAACAACTTCCTACTGAAATCAAAAAACACTTTTTGGAAATAATTTCTACATTTGGTCAATTTGGTGAACAAATGAATAGAAAATCTGATATCAGAACTATTGCTGAAACTTTAGGTGGTATTGCAGATGCGGCACAAGAATATACTTTGAGAGAAGGTGGTGATTGGTTTGATAGAGTTACTATTAAACGTAATATGAAGGAATTGAAAGCATTGCACGAAAAGTTCCAAAAAGAATCATTAGAAGCAAAAGCACAAGAACAAAGATTGGAAGCTCTATATGAAGATATGGGGCACGTATTAAATAGATACTTCGAAATAGCAGATGTTTCTGAAGAAGTTATGAGAAATAGATTAGGTCTAAAAGAATGTAAAACTTGCAAATAATGGAAGAATTAGCATCATTATTATTACAAAGTAGAACACAAGCTCATTCATTTCATTTGGGTGTTAGAGGTGTAGGTTCACATTCCGCACATTTAGCATTGGGAGATTACTACGATTCAATCGGTGGATTAATAGATGGGTTGGTAGAAGTATATCAGGGTAAAGAAGGTTTGATTCAATTATCTGGCATCGGAGTATTGGATAAGAACAATGATATCAAAAACATAATTAATTATTTTGAAAAATTATGTGTAATGGTTGCAAAGTTAAGACAAAATCCTAAATTACAAGATAGCTGGATTCAAAACGATATAGATACTGTTGTATCTTTATTATATAAAACTAAATATAAATTAGTAAACCACCAATAATAAGTTATGTTGATTATTGATGTTAAAGATGGAAACATCGAAAAAGCATTAAAAGCTTACAAGAGTAAAGTAAAAAGTGTAAAGCAAATTGAGCAACTTAGAGATAGAAAAGAGTTTGAAAAACCATCTGTAACTAAGAGAATTAATACTCAAAAAGCTATAAGAAAAGAGAAATTACAAAATATTTTTGATAAAAACAAATAATTTCTTTAGTTTTCTAAAAAATTTATATATTTATTTTCGAATATCCTATCCTATATAGGATTTTTTTGATTAAGACAATCGTTGGTTAATGAATACCCTTCTCTTATAAGGTGTGACCGAACAATCAACAAAATATCATTGAAGTTCCACAATTACAATAACTTCACAGGAACAAACTCATTTAAAAAATGGCAAATTCAAAATTGTTAAAAGAAGCAATCGCAGATGCTAAAGCGGTTAAAGAAACTGCATTGGCTAACGCAAAGCTTGCTTTAGAAGAAGCCTTCACACCAAGACTACAGTCTATGTTAACTCAAAAGTTAAGAGCTGAAGCTGAAATGGAAGGGGACGAGGAGCAAGTAGATGAAGAATTAGATTCAACAGGAATCGGTTCTTCTACATCTAATCCTACTTTGGATGCGCACACTGAATTCGAAGCTGGTTCTACTGAAACTACATCTGGTGAGCCAGGTGCACAAGTAGATGACTACAAAAAAGTAGCAGATATCAACGAAGAAGAAGGCGCAGAAGAAATGGATAAAGATACTGAAATCGCAGAATTAAAGGCTAGATTAGCTGAATTAGAAGGCGAAGATTCAGAAGAAGAAAATCCTTTTGCAGCTGCAGAAGGTGAAGATGGAATGGATGCAGAAGCAGACCCATTCGCATCTATGGAAGGTGATGGCGAAGAGTACGATGTTACTGGTATGGAACCAGAAGAATCTGAAGAAGATGACATGGACTTAGAAGCAATCATCAGAGAGTTAGAAGCACAATTAGGTGATGAAGAAGGTTCAGAAGAAGTACCTGCAGAAGAGCCAATGGCTGAAAATTTAGCAGATGGTTCAGAAGCTGGAACTGACAAAGGCGAAGACCCTAAAGTAGTTGTAACTAACGAAGCTGAAGAAGAATCAGATGAAGTTGACTTAGAAGAAATTTTAAGAGAAATGGAAGCTGATATGAAAGGCGACGAAGAGAAAGTTGATGAAGCTGAAGAAACCGAAAAAGATAAGGAAATCGAAGAAGCTTACAAAACTATCAAATCATTACAAAGAACTATTAACGAAGTAAACTTATTAAACGCTAAGTTATTATTCGCTAATAAATTATTCAGAGCTCACAACATGACTAACGAACAAAAAGTTAAAGTGATTGAAACTTTGGATAGAACAAAATCAGTAAGAGAGGTTAAATTGGTATTCTCTACATTAGCAGAGAACTTCAAATACACTTCAACTAACAAAACAGCTAAAAAAACAATCAAAGAAGGAATCGCTTCTAAAGCAGTTAAATCAACTGCACCGAAAGCAGCAGCTAAGCAAGTAATTGCAGAATCTGCAGATTTTTCTAATAGATTTAAGAAATTAGCAGGTATTATTAAGTAATTCATAACAAAAACAATTAAAAGTACATAAAATGGACTTAAAAAAATTAATGAACGGAGCTAACCCACAAAGCATTATGCTTGAGCAAACTAGAGGTTTGAAAGCAAAGTGGGAAAAAACAGGATTGTTAGAGAACGCAGGTTCTGAAACATCTAAGCATGGTATGGCAGTAATGTTAGAAAACCAAGCAAAACAATTATTAGACGAGGCTACAAGAACAGGTACATCTTCAGGTTCTGAAGAGTGGGCTGGTGTTGCGTTACCTTTAGTAAGAAGAATCTTTGGTTCTATCGCATCTAAAGAGTTCGTTTCAGTTCAACCAATGAACTTACCTTCAGGTCTTATTTTCTACATGGACTTCAAATATGGTACTAACCAAACAGGTAGACCAGCACAAAACGAATCTTTATTCGGTAATGGTGGTGCTTTTGGTAAAGATTCTCAATCTCCAGCTGGTAACAAATTAGGTTCTACTCAAGCTACTGAAGGTGGTCTTTATGGAGCAGGTCGTTTTGGATATACAATCAACGATATCGATACAGCAGTTGTTGCAACTATTGCATCAGCTTCATTATCAGATATCAATTTTGATTTGAAAAACTCAACTTTCTCTGCATCTTTCGCAGCTGAAAAAATCAAAAAATTATCAGTAGAATTGCCAGCAGGTGCTGATTGGAATGGTGCAAGAGCATTTGAATTAGTACAATCAGGTTCTGGATTTACTTTCTATCCTGAATATACTGCAGTAAACGCAGGAACTGCTAGTTTCTTCGCAGCATATACTTCAGCTGTAACTACTGGTTCAGTAGGTGCAACTTTATCATACCACGCACAACCAACTGATATCTCTCGTGGTGACTTCGAAGATAGAGGTTCAAACTTGGATATTCCAGAAATTGAATTAGAATTGAAATCAGAACCAATCGTTGCTAAGACTCGTAAGTTAAAAGCAATTTGGACTCCTGAATTAGCGCAAGATTTGAACGCATACCACTCTGTAGATGCAGAAGCGGAATTGACTCAAATGTTAAGTGAGTACATCTCTTTAGAAATCGACTTAGAAATCTTAGAAATGTTACAAGCTAACGCTTTCACAACTGATTATTGGTCTGCAAGAGTTGGATATGATTACAATTCAGTAGCAAACGCTTTCCAAGTAGATTCAAATGCAGCAGCAGCTTCAGCATACACAAAATCAACTTGGTATCAAACTTTAGGTATCAAATTACAAAAGGTATCTAACAAGATTCACCAATTAACAATGAGAGGTGGAGCAAACTTCTTAGTAGTTTCTCCTAACGTAGCAACTATCTTAGAATCAATGAATGGTTTCTCTGCTAACCCAGGTAAAGACGCTTTATCTTTCGCAGCAGGTGTAACTAACATCGGTTCAATCTCAAATAGATACGATGTTTACAAAAACCCTTACATGACTGAGAACGTAATCTTATTAGGTTTCAAAGGTTCTAACTTCTTCGAAACCGGAGCAGTTTACGCACCATATGTACCATTGATTATGACTCCTTTAGTGTACGACCCAACTAACTTCACTCCTAGACGTGGTGTTATGACTCGTTACGCTAAGAAAATCGTAAGACCAGAATTCTACGGTAAGATTATCGTTGATGGTATCAACACTCTTTAATCTTTATTGAATTAAAGAATATAAAAGGGGAAGTAGAAATACTTCCCTTTTTTTATGCCGATATAACAAATTATCCATATTTATTGGTGTAACTTAACACTTATTAAATGTCAAACGTAATTTTCAAAGCATACGATTTACCAATTTACACATTAGATGCGGCTGATAAAATCCTTTCTTCACAAGGAAATAATGAATTGGGGTATGTTCCAGCTCTTACATTTGCAACAACCGGTTCAAATATATTCACCGGTGGACAAATTTTAGTTGGTAATCTTACAATTGATGGTGACATATTTGCAAACACATTCAATGTAACAACTTCATCAATAAATCATTTCACTGCATCTACTAATTTTGGATTGGATGATGGTGATACTCACACATTTACTGGTTCGGTTAAAATTACAGGCTCACTAAATACAATTGGTAGTGTAACAACAACCGGTTCTTTGTTAGTAAGTGGTTCAACAACTCAAATTGGAAATAATACTCTACAAGGAAATACACTATTAAGTGGAACGATTGGAATTACCGGAAATTCAACTTTAACGGGTTCATTTTTAGTAAGTGGTTCAACGACTCAAATTGGAGATAACAATTTATATGGTAATACTTGGTTATATGGTGCAATTGATGTAAGTGGTTCAACTAATTTCCACAATCACACTATTACAATGACAGGTTCAATGTACACAAGTGGTTCTCAATCTATCACAGGTTCATTGGATGTTAAAGGAAATATAAATGTAGCAAGTGGTTCAGAGTTTTATTTAGCCGGAAATAAATTATTCAATTACGGGCAATTTAGTGATACAACTACACAGAGTGGAAGTGCGGATACTGCATATTCTATGAAATTAAATACAACCGATTTTGCACATGAAGTTACTATTGCAAATGGAACTAGAATAACACCAGCAAACACAGGTATATACAATTTACAATTTTCAGCACAAATGGAAAATACTGCAAATAGTACAATTGATTTTGATATTTGGTTGGCATATACGGGTAGTAATGTTGCAAATTCAAACACAAATATTACATTAACAAAGGTAGCAGGTTCTTTGGGTAGAAGTGTTGCCGCATGGAACTGGATGTTACCCATAGTTGCAAATGATTATGTTGAAATAAAATGGAGTTGTAATGATTCAACAGGTCAAATTGCTTCACAAGGAACACAAACAAACCCGTCAAGACCCGCAATTCCATCCGTTATTGCAACATTCACACAAATAGGATAACTTATCTTTTTATATTCTTATATTTATAAGTAAATATAATTGGAATAATATGTCTTTAAACTTAAAATGGCCAGGTAGTGGTTCAGCAATTGTAGAAATTTCAGGCTCATCAACAACATCATTAGGATTGACTCCGTTTGGTATATATGATTTAGATACTGATTTTTACAATGATGCACCAAAGACAGCTGTATGGTGTGCAAAACGTTTGGGATACCCAATCGTAGATGTTGAAATGATTGATGAGCAGTTTTATGCTTGTTTCGAAGAAGCAACTTCTGAATATTCTGCGCAAGTAAATCAATTTAATCTTAGAAACAATTTGGATATCTTAAAAGGTACTCCAAAAAATGCAAGAGCAAATTACTCACAAACGCTTGTAGATGGCTCGTTTCTACCAACTGTTGTTAGAATGTCACAACAATATGGTACAATGGCTGGTGTGGGTGGTAATACTTCTATTAAAAAGGCATATATTGATTTAGTGCCGGGTCAACAAAAATACAATTTAATGAGTGCATCTGTTGATACAGAAAGTTCTGCATCATTTACTACAATGTTTACGGGTTCATCTACGATTGATGTAACTAGAGTTTATTACGAAGCTACTCCCGCTATTCAAAGATTTTTTGACCCATATTCGGTTGGTGGACAGGGAACATTAAACTTAATGGATGAAATGGGATTTGGTTCATATTCGCCGGCTGCACAATTCTTATTAATGCCTTTATATGAAGATGTTTTGAGAATACAAGCAATCGAATTGAATGACCATATTCGTAAATCGCATCATACATTTAATATTGTTGATAATAAAATAGAAGTATTTCCATTACCAAAAGAAGGGTTTGGTCCTACTAGATTATATTTTGATTATATGAGTAGAGATGAATTTGAACATGATTCTCAAACTATTCAATCGGATTCACTTTCTGATTATTCCGATATTCCATATGATTTCATTCAATATTCCTATATTAATGATGTTGGTAAACAATGGATTAGAAAATATACATTGGCACTTTCAAAAGAATTATTGGGTGCTATTAGAGAGAAATATAATTCAATTCCAATTCCAGATGGTGAGGTATCATTAGATGGAGCGGCATTAAGAGCTGAAGCACAAGTTGAAAAAGATGCACTAATAACGCAACTTAGAGAAAACTTAGAAGAATTGAGTAGAAAGAATGTGATGGAAAATAAAACGCACGAATCAAACCATCAGCAAGAAATGTTAAGAAAAGTTCCTTTAAAATTATATGTAGGATAATATGCCAAAATTTATATCAGATAGAGATGTAACGTTTTTCAAAGGAATTGCCAGAGAATTGGTAGATGTTGTTGTACAAAATGCTATTGTATTATTCAAAGTAAATTTGAGTGAAACTAAAATAAATTTGTATGGCGAATCTATTAGTAAGACTTGGCATCCCGGCGTAGAATTATTTGCATTAATCAACAAAGAACCCGAAACTGCAAATTACGAAGGATTTGGACCTGATGCGAATCAAAACGTAGAATTTAGAATAGATAGATGGATGTGTGAGGAAAAAAGTGCATACCCAGAAATTGGAGATGTTATTTTCTTCGATGGTTCGTACTATGAAATAGATAATACAAATGAAATTCAATTCGTTGGAGGACAACCGAATAATAGCTTTAGTATCGTATGTAGTACATTTATGGTTAACAGGTCGGCATTAAACATAGAAGAAAGAATTAAATAATATGTCAATAAATCCAATTAAGCCCAATTTAAATAGGGCAAACGAAATAAAATCCAACGTTGGAGATGTTAAGAAAAGTGTAGGTCTATTTGATATAGATTACGCTATGATGACGTATTTGGAGGATGTTGCTTTACCAAAATTGGATTACAATGGTAAATCAGTTAGTATTCCTGTAATTTATGGTAACTCCGAAAGATGGAAAGGAGCAAGAAGAGATGGTGCTTATAGAGATAAAAAGGGAGTTATACAATTACCTTTAATGATGATTCGCAGAACATCTATCGCAAAGGATGAATCAATGCCAATGCAGAATAGACACGTTTCATATCCAACAATTACGAAATATTCAAAAGATAATAGATACGATAGATTTACTGCGTTGGGTGGTAGTACAAAACCTAAATACGAATTATTTAATATTGTAATGCCTGACTACGTTGAGGTAAATTATGAATGTATGGTTTGGACAGATTATACCGAACAATTGAATTCAGTAATTGAGCAATTAAACTTTACATCGCAATATTGGGGAGATAGAGATAAATTTAAATTTAGAACATCTATTTCAGATTTCAATGTAATAAATGAAGTTGGAGAAGGTTCACAAAGAATTAATAGAGTTGAATTTAGTTTGAATGTAAAAGCGCATTTATTGCCTGAAACATTCGATGGAGAACGTACAACGAGAAAATCAATGTCAACAAAACGAGTTGTAATTGCAACCGAAACGGATGTGACAAGTGGAAGTAATAGATTGGAAGGCGTACTTACAACACCATCTCCATATTATGATAATAAAGATTTGATAGATTTTTTATCGTTGAATAATACGAAAACACAAAATCCAATTACAAACGATACTATAACTTTTGCAAACATAAAATTAATTAAAACACCATCGTTATTGGCATCCGTTATTACATCGGGCATTTCCGTTGGCAGTGATTCGTATGATGTTAAACTTTATATAAATGGTACGAGATATTATCAAAATACTCATTTTACCGTATCGATAACATTGACATCCCTTACAATAAACTTTATTTCAGGATTATTTTCACAACCAATTGATAGTGGTGATGAAATAACAATAACAGGTAAATTTATTGATATCGTATAATGAAAAGAACTCTATTAGATATAACGAGGCAAATAGATAGGCATCAACATAAAGCCGTTTTAATTCCAAAGGACTTAAATCATCCCGATTATTTTATATTTGAAGCAAAGGGATTTAGATTCGTAGAAATATTAAGAGAAATTCAGACAAGAATTACACAAGATAGATTGGTGGTTTATATAAATACTCAATCAATAAGTGCTAGAGATTATATAGCTGAACAAAGTGGGGATGGGTTACTTTTAAAATTTATTAAAAATAATTTTGAATATAATTTAGATGATGATGATTATATCGAAATCGAAGGAGATATAGAACAATATGCTTAAACAATTTAATTCAAATGCCAGAAAACTAAATAGGATTATACCAAAAATAAATCCTAATAATTTAGTGTCAACTGATTTGACGGGTAGTTTGTTAAATATAGAAGTTCCTACCAATACAAAATTCAATTCTAATACAAAATCAAATCCAAATACTACTAAATTAGTAAATAATAAAAGTAAAATTTCCGATTTCTATAACGAAATATTACAATTTTCAGGCAGATATGTTAATAGAAATATTGATGAATTTAATAATATCGAAAATACCCTTACAATATATAATGTTAGATTAGATTATGGTACTGATGGAGCATCTCCTGAAAATTTTGAAGTATTAACATTTGGTCTACATATTCCCGGCGATTATACAATATATGAAGATAATCAAAATGTTGTTATAAAACTAAATAATAGGTATATAGATTTCGATTCTGTAACAATAAATGATATTTATGTTTTTGGAAAATTAATTGATATTCCAATTGCAACCGAAGATAATTCAGTAATAACAACCGAAGATGGTTTGGATATAATAATATAATAAATGGCAACAAACGTAAGAAAAAAGATATCGGAGTTAACCGCATTGAGTTCGGCATCATTGGATACTACATTAGTAGGAGTAGATGGTGGTACAACGTATAAAATAGAGTTAGATACTTTAGCAGATGCAGTAACTTCACGTGTAAACATATTAGATAGAACTAGATTATCATCTTTAGAATCCGTAACATCTTCGTTTGAAAGTAAAGGTAGAAATATTATAAGTTCATCTGCACAAATATCTGCATTTGGGTTTATAAGTTCATCTCATACTGATATAACTTCATTAAATTCATTTACATCCTCACAATTAGTATTAAATACCGCATTTAATAATGGTATAAGTGCAAGATTACAAACATCTTCTTTTAATGATTTTTCAGCATCCGTACATAGTGAAATTGTAGCAGCAACAAATGAACAATCATTCAATGGATTGGTTAGTGGTTCATCTCAATTTACATCCTCATACGATGAAAGATATGTATTGAGTGGTAGTATAACACAAACAACTTGGGATAACATTGCAAATAAACCAGATGGTATAGTTTCTCAATCTACGGATTTAAGTTCTCTAAATACATTTACTGCAAGTATTTCAACTGCAAGTTTAGTAACATCTATCTCAAATTTAAACACATTCACAGCATCACAATCTACATCATCATTAGTGGATAGACTGGGTGCATTGGAATTTTCCGCATCAAGAGCAACATCATCCATAACAGAATTGTATGATAATGCATTTATTTGGACTCAAAAATTTGATTTAATAGATAGTGTAAGTGGTAGTTGGATTACTGAAAGTGAAACGGGTTCATTTTTGACACCATTAAATGGTACAATAAGTTCATCTGCACAAATAACTACATTTGGATTTGTTAGTGGTTCTTACGAAACAACAGGTAGAGGTATCATATCTTCATCTGCTAATTTAGTAACTACATCATCTTTCAATTCTTATACTGCAAGTATTTCAACTGCAAGTTTAGTAACATCTATTTCAAATATAAATTCATTTACACAATCATTCTCATCATCGGTAGATAATAGATTAGATACATTAGAATCATCTATCATAACAGGTAGTGTAAACTATGTTCAAAAATTGGGTAGTAGAGTTACAGGAGTTACATCAACGGGTGTAACAATAATAAGTGAAACCATAACAACAACCGGTAACCCAGTTCAAATTATGGTAACGGGTGATGCAAATCCAATAGGAGGTGTTGCTTGGACTAGATTACAAATTTATAGGGATAGTACCGCAATTGGAAATATCGTTCACGTTGAAAATTCTTCAAACTTAAACGTTCCATATTGTGTAAATGTAATAGATACACCATCGGCAGGAACTTACACATATAGTATGAGGACTGTTAGTGGTCACTCCGGTACGTTTGATTTTGGTGAACAATCCGGCCCTACCTTAACGGCAGTAGAATTAAAAACAAACACAAACTTACCATCTACAAATAACACATTTACAGGAACAAATACATTTAGAAGCACAACCATATTTGCATCAGCTGGTGGAGATGAAGGTGGTGAAATTCAATTCGGCGTACCGGTAACAAATACCACATTACAAAATCGTGTAACCGCTGATGTTTGGCAAAATAGATTGAGATTTTTTGAAGGTAGTGCTGGTGCTAATGGTGTTTATATTGATTTGAGTAAACCTACTGGAAATAATAATGAAATAACATATAAAGCAAGTGGATTAGTAAACGCAGGAACTTTTGTTCAATTGGATAATATTAAAGCCACAATCACAACAACGGGAAATCGTGGTTTAAGTCTGGCTACTGTTTCAGGAACATTTGTTTGTAATATAGCTGGTAATTATGCCGGAGCCGTTGTTGGAGCTAGTGGAACATCAGGTACTGCAACAATAACAACATCCGCATCTACTTCAATATTTGGTTGGGGATTTACCACTCAAGGTGATATAGCAACTTATATCATAACCGATACTACAAATAGTAGAGCCTATCGTATCACAATACAAATTGGTGGTAGTTATCTAAATAATTTAGTTTCAATCGAAAGATTACATTAACGATATTTATAAAATATGGCAAACTTAATAAGATTAAAACAAATAGAAAGTGGTTCGGCACTACAACAATCCGCAGAAGTTGGTACAAATTTCAGTGCTTCGGTAAATAGTATAGTATCACAATCTTTAGAAACTACACTTTCGGCATCTATCGTAAATATTATAACAAATAATGTTGTAGCAGTTTTACCAGAAGGTGTAATATCATCATCTGCGCAAATTGTAATTAACGATACATCGGGTCAATTATCGGGTTCGAGAGTTATCGGAGATATCGCAGCAACATCTGTAAATTATGAAGATATTGTTGGACTACCAACATTGGTATCTGGTTCAGAGCAAATCATCGATATACTAATTCCGTTGAATCAACATTCTGCATCAATTAACCAATTTACCGCATCATTGGATAGTACATACGCTACTGATGCTGAACTTTCGGTATCTCAATCGAATATAAGTATCGATATGGGAGAGTGGTAAAAATTAATATATTAGATATATCATATAATGTAATACGATTAGAAAAAATTTAGATATTTATAAAGGAATTCAAATCAGAAAAAAGAAATAACCAAACAATATGGCACAAATCATTAAACACAGACGTGGTAGTTTAGAAGCCTTATCAGCTGTAACCTCATCCCTTCAGAAAGGTGAGTTGGTAATAGCTTCAGGCTCATCAAATCTATCCGTAACAAACGGAGCATCGATTGTATTTGCAGTTCCAGAAAATGGACAAGTACAAGCGGTAAATAGATTTTTAGTAGGAGCTTCTGCACCAAACACATTTGCTGCAGGAACTTATAACGGAATGTTAAAAGGAGTTCCTTACTACGCGAGTGGTAGTTCTACCTTATACTTATTAGGAGAAGGTGCTAATGAGATACCAAACTTAACAGGTAACATTAGTACATTTAGTGCTTCAGTAGCATTATCAATTAATGCATTGAGTTCATCTATTGGTGGTGGTGCGATTGGTACATCGGTAGCAGCATTAAATACATTTAGTGCATCCGCATTAACTAGATTGACTGCATTGGAAGTTGAAACTTCTAATTTGGAAACATTTAGTGGTTCTCAATTAACTCAAAATTCGAATTTAGCAACCTATACGGGGTCTGTTAATACGAAATTGACAGAAGTTGGTGTTGTAACTGCTAGTTTAATATTATCGGCATCAGCAGCTAAGACTACTAATGATTCGCAAGGTGTTTCTATAACAAACTTAAATACATTTAGTGCGAGTGTAAATACTTCGGTATCTAACTTAAATACTCTTACCGCATCTGCACTAACACGATTAACCGCATTAGAAGTTGAAACCTCTAATTTAGAAACTTTCAGTGCTTCGGTATTGACTAGATTAACGGAAGTTGGTGTAGTTACGGGTTCGTTGATTGCATCAGCATCAGCAGCTAAGACTACTAATGATTCGCAAGGTGTTTCTATAACAAACTTAAATACGTTTAGTGGTTCTCAATTAACTCAAAATACTGCATTAGCAACTATTACAGGTTCATTAATTTCAACCGCATCTTCTACTGTTGGTAGATTAAACGCAATTGAAGCAGTTAGCGGAACGTTTGCGAGAACAAATAGTGGTAACGTATTTAATGGTACGCAAGTAATTACCGGCTCATTATACATTACACAAGATTTAGTTGTATATGGTTCATCATCTTTACAAAATATTACGGCTAGTAGATTAGATGTTGGTACTAATCAAATCGTTCTTAATACGGCAACACCTAGTGTTAGATTTGGTGGTATTTCGGTATCGGATTCGGGTAGTGCGCAAGGTAGAAGTGGTTCATTATTCTGGGATTCATTAAACGACCATTGGTTAAATATAAACCCATCTGGTAGTGATGAAGGATACAACTCCGCAATGATAATCAACGGACCTAAAAATACAGGTTCAATTGGAAATGAAGTTGGATTAACTCAATTCAAAGTTCCTGTATCACAAGGGGAAGACCATATACAAGATTCACAAATTACGGATGATGGTACAACCGTATCTATCGCAGGTAATTTAACAATAACTGGTTCAATAAATGCAGCACAATTAACCGCAATTGGAACGATTACGGGTTCATTGATTTTATCAGCAAGTGCAGCATCAGTAGCAAATGCAAATCAAAATACATTTACCGCATCTGCGTTAACTAGATTTACTAATTTAGAAACAACTTCGGCAAGTGTTAATACCGCAATTGCAGCATTAAACTCATTTACATCTTCTAACTCATCTACAACCGCATTAAACGCATTTACGGCATCAGCGGATGGTAGATTTACAACATTAGCAAGTGTAACTGCATCATTAAACGCATCAACTGCTTCACAACAAATTAGCATCGATGCTTTAAATACTTTTAGTGCATCTGAAAATGGTAAATCAGCAACGTTAGCAACTGTTACCGCATCGTATGATGGTAGATTTACTACATTAGGAACATATACCGCTTCGGTTGATGGTAGATTTACCACATTAGCAACTTTGACTGGTTCAAACGCAGTTAGATTAACTAATTTAGAAACTACTTCAGCAAGTGTTAATATTTCGGTAACTAACTTAAACGCATCATCGGCATCACAACAAATTAGTATTAATGCTTTAAATACGTTTAGTGCATCGGTAGATGGTAAATCGGCAACTTTAGCAACTCTTACCGCATCATATGATGGTAGATTTACAACTATCGGTTCGGTAACTGCATCTTATGATGGACGTTTTACTTCATTAGCAACTATAACTGGTTCATTGATATCATCGGCATCCGCTGATAGAGTTTCAATAACTAACATCAATACTTTAACATCTTCTGCATTAGTAAGATTTACCAATTTAGAAACAACTTCGGCAAGTGTTAATACGAGTATTTCTAATATCAATACATTCACTTCTTCTTTTGGAACTACATTCAGTTCTTCGGTAGATAGTAGATTAGATACATTAGAAGGAACGGGAACAATACAGGGAGTTGG